TTTATGGTGGCAACTCTTAATATGTTTGACACTATCTTCACCTCCTTTCCATGTGGTTATATGTATTAGTATAGTTAATTTGGAAAATTTTTTTCTATGGTGCTTTCATCTCCCACCTATAGAGGTGGGAGTCTTCCCACACCTGTGTGATAAAATATATCATTTAGCCGACAACCTAATTATATCACCACTCCTGCAAAAATGTACCAGTTTTTTCTATTCTGTCTCTAAATTGCATAAATTTATCCAAGTGGCTAGCATGTTTGAAAACATCTACGATATCGCTTAACCGCTTCTTTTCATGTTCAGTCACAACGTCTAGAAATTGTTTGAAGAGCGGTGTTGGATTTTGAGTTGTCGGAACTGAAGAATGAAGCCACAGTGTAGCCCAAAGACCTTCGTTGACCGGGAAAGAAAAACTAATCATTGTCCACTGTGGCACAAACTTCTCGCTGACTTCACCGCTGTAGATAAAGTCAGCAAAAATTCCCTCAAACACCTTAGGCTTCACACTGTCAACTTCAAAATAAGCAGAACCTATATTGAACTTTTCATACATAACAAAAGCGGGGCAATGCCCCGCATTCACCTCCTTTCTTGTTTGTTATATCATCTTCACCAATTCTTCGTATGTCTTAGCATCCAAACCGCATTCGATTATTTTATCTATTAACTTCTGCTTTTTGCTCGAAAGCATTTGTTTTCTCTGAAGATTCGTTTCTTTAGCAATGAGCTCGTTCAATTTTGCGAGCTGTTTGAATACAGTTTTCTGCAACTTTTTAAGTACTGCTTCCTCGTGTTCGAATGCCGCTTCGATTACTTCCTTGGATAAATTAGCAAAATCATCAGATGCATCAGTTGATTTGGAAACAGAAACATCAACAGTTTCATATGGCGCAACAGTTCTTTTGAAGCCAACGTAAACATGAATCTTGTTCACCTTTTCACTGTTCATCTCCATACCAAACACCTCCCATTTCTTTCAGTAATTTTGTTTTCTCTATTACCAACCTGACTTTCTCTTCACCACTCGCTAACTTTATCTTCTCATCAATGCTTGCAAGAGCCCTCTTCAATTGCTTCTGCCGTAACCTTCGATAGAGATATTCTTTATCAGGAAAAACAAAATTAGCCATCTCTAACTGTAATTGTTCAAGCAGTTGTTTATCCTCGTCTGTCAGTTGGTTGTTCTTAATTCTTTGTTTTAGTTCTTCCCAAGGACTTTCCAACTGAACGTTCCAGTGAAGCAAGTCTGGATGCCTAAGAGACATAACAACAAAAACTTCCTCGGCTGTAGGTCCTTCACTTTCTGTTTCTTGAACTTCAGCCTCTGATTTGTGCTCTGTCTTCTTAAACAATCTCTTTTTGCTGTCCTTTGATTTCATGAAGTAGTCGTACAGTTTTTCAACAGGCAACTTTTCTCTTTCGCTGATAAGTTGAACGTACTCATCGTATGTAGCAGGATTTGTAATGTATCGAGCAAACTCCTTTGCCAGTGCAAGCCTGTTGGTACGGTTAACTGGTTCAATTTCTACCAGCGTCCTATAGACATACTCAACCGACGTAATTGTGTTTTCAATGACATATTCGCTTGACCACATTCCCTTTACGCACATATCGGCAGGGTCGAGTTCGTCAGGCAACATGAGTACTCGTACATCCATGTCTTTCTTCAGTAGCTTGGCAACTGCTTTGAACATTCCGCTACGCCCTGCCTCATCGCCGTCAAGCGCAATAACCACATTCCTCGTCGCCTTTTCAATTAAAAATGCCTGCTCATCTGAAAGAGACGAACCCATCAAGCCTACTGTGTTTGAAAACCCGTGCTGATGAAGGAGTATTACATCCATTGGTCCTTCTACCAACATAACATAGCCGTATTCCTTGATGTATTGCTGTGCTATATCATAACCAAACAGCAGGGCAGACTTTTTGAAGAACTCATTTTCCTCGCTGAGCAAATACTTCGGATTTCTTCCATCTATTGCCCTGCCAATGAACCCCACTACATTTCCGACATCGGTAATCGGAATAACAACACGACCCGCAAATGGGTCGAATTTGGTGTGCCGTTTCAAAATCCTCAAATACAAGTTCCTATCAGTCGGTGCATATCCAATCTGCCACTGAGAAACCGTTTCCTCGTTTATACCACGGCTTTGTAGATATTTGAGAGCCTCTGGATGTTTGTAAAGCTCCTCATGATACAACTTAGCAAGTTCCTCATATGCGTTGAGTTCCTTGCGCTTTTCTGTGTCTGCTTGCACATTGAAATCCTCAACAAGGATTTTGACCGCTCGGTCAAAATTGACTTTAAGAAATCGCATGAGGAAGTCTATAACGTCTCCAGTTGCACCGCAACCGAAACACTTGTAAATCTTGCGTTCAGGGCTTACAAAGAAACTTGGAGTATCCTCAGAATGGAATGGACAGAGCGCTTTATATGACTTGCCTACCCGCTTTAAGTCTATGTAGCGCCCAATTACTTCTTCAATTTTTACCTGATTTACCACCTGCTTTCTTAACGACCACATCAAATCACCTCCGCATCTTCAAGCCTCACCCACTCCAAAATATTTCTTAGGCGCTTCACCATGTACTGCTCAAGCTCCTCACTCCATTCATGCTGCAGAGCATAGTCGTCAAGTGCTTCTAAAGTTGCATGGAGCGCCTCCCTGCGTTCGGGTGACATCTTGAAATAGTACTTTTCGACTTCGGCAAGGAATTTCCTAAAAAACGCTTCGTATGCTTTCGAGAACTTGCTCATGCTAATCCCCCTACCTTTTTACTTCTCTGAATGGAATGAATTCCTGCATTTGGAAATCAAACCAGAGCTCTACTTCCCCGACGGCACCGTTTCGTTGCTTTGCCACTATTGCAACAGTGTATTCCCTGTGTTTTTTTAGGTCATCGCCATTTATTATGTCATCTTCTTCATCAGATATCTCATCACCTGTCTGGTCTTTGTTCGGTCTCCAGAGCAAAATTACGACGTCAGCGTCCTGTTCTATCGCACCTGATTCCCTGAGCTCAGCTAGGCTTGGACGCTTGTCTGCTTTTTTCTCTGATTCTCTGTTCAACTGACTTGCCACAATAAGTATAATCCCAAGGCTCTTGGCTAGGAATTTAAGCCTGTTTGAAATTTTTGTTACCTGTTCTACACGTGAAGCACCTGAAGCTGAAATTAGTTGCAGGTAGTCAACAAAGACAATCTTACATTTGGTGCGCTGTACTAACTGTCTGATTAATGTTTCAATGTGTATTAAATCATTTGAAGCAGGCTTGGCAAAGAAGATTGGATACTTGGAAAATTCGTTCACGAAGGCATTCAGAACAACTGCGAAAGTTTCCTCAGGCATGTTTACAAAACTTGCATACAATGACTTGGACTTGTGCCTGAAAACTTCTGGCACATATTTTAGTGCAAGCCTTGCTAGCATACTTGTTTCCGTCATTTCGAGGCTGATTATCCCAACTGGTATTCCTTCTCTTGCATAGCGCAGTGCATTGCTTAGAAGGAATGCACTCTTACCTACTGACGGTCGGGCTGCCACAACGACAAATTCGCCACCGAACAGACCTGATACTAAGTCGCTTACCAGCGGGATGGAAATATTGCCACGCTCTCGTACTCTGGTAAGCTCGTGACCAAGGTCATAAGTAAGCTCAGCCACTGGTATGATTTGACCCTTCCCACCTGCTTGAGACTGCATTCCTTCCATCTGGCGCAGTATTTCCTCTGTTGTTAGCTGTTCGTACTGCTCAAGCATGGAGTTCAACTTCTGCCGTATCTTTTCCTTCATCACCATGTCTTTGTACTGCGTTACTACTTCTTCTAGTGCCTGCACATCGTTTGAAAGAACAATTTCTAAGAATTTGCTCGTGTCATATCCAGCTTTCTGCAACTCGAGTATTGCATTGTCAGGTGTTTCAGTACGCAAAATTATTTTTTTAGCAGCATCGTATTCAGCTGGTACTTCCAAATCGAGCAGAATAAAACGCAGTTCTGGATAAACAATACAAGTACCAAATATTGTATGCAACAGTCGTTTTAGTTCCATAAGCTATGTGGCTGCCCTGCCCGAAGGCAGGACAATCACGAACACCCCCTTTCTTGTTTGTTTTCGGACTACTTGACCATTCCATTTTTCGACCTAACTTCAGAAATTGCGGTACTTGCACGTTTCAGTGAGAACTCGAAATACACATTGCGGTCTATCCAAGGTACTTCGATGAGAACTTTGTTGTATTTTTTCATATTCTCTACAAATACACTCGTCTCAAGTATAAAGGCAATCTTCGCCGGAATCTTAGCCACAAACAGAGTAATATTGATTGGCTTCTGGTTGTCGAACTTTGCTCTTCCGAATGCAACAAAGGAACCATTTCCAAGTGAATGAAATTCCAGCAACGGATAGTTACTAAACGCAAGAGCTACAATTTCAGTCTTGTTGATGACCGTGTAGACCAAATTCGCATACATATCGTCATACGGATACTCGAGCGGATACAACGGCCATGTATCAGGCGAAAAAGCGCTCCAAGTACGCTCACCGGTCATGATGTCATCCGATGGCAAGACAATCCACTCGTTGGTTGAATTCAGGTAGTTGTAGTAGCCAAGCAAACCGACCGCAAGAAGTACCAACACCGAAACAAGTACCTTTCTCACCATATACACTCATCCTCCTTTCAATAATTAGCCCAGGCTTATCGCCTGAGCCGTGGTAGTTGACCGAATGCATTTTTCTTGCTCTTGGTTTTCTTTTCTGTTGTTTGTTGTTCGTTTGAACCATCTTTGACTTTTGATACGGCTTTTACCTCTGCCTCTTTCTTCTTGCTAACTTTCTTAGGTTTTTCTTCAACTGTTGGTTCCGGTTCTTGTTTCTTAGTCTCCATTTCAGCTTGTTTTGTTTCTACAACCTTCTTTCTAACTTTGCTTTTCTGTTCTTTTGGTTGAGGCTCAGGCTGTGGTTCCACCTGAGGTTGTTGAACTGTTTCCTGAGATGGTTCTAACAGCTTTTCAGTTGCTGCAAAGATTGCTACATCGAACATCTCCTTGACAAATTTCGGCCTGAACTTGAACTTGTAAAACGTCTGCGTCTGTTCTTGTGGCGTCACATATTTCGATATCTCCAAATGCTTGAAGAAATCTTCATAGATGGTTTTTCTTACAACAATAAATTCGCTGTTGATAAACAACAGCATTTTACCCTTCCTAATAGTAAGGATGCAGTCTGGATTGTCTTCCAAGAACTGCTTCAACATCTCCCAATCCATCTTGTCAAACGTGTTTGCAAAATATACCATCCTGTCAAACATACTCTCATCCTCCTCCTTCGGAATGATTATATACTAACTTTGGAAATTAAGTTGCAACCGTTTACCCAACTTGTTAGTGATAATCAGACAAATTTCAGAGCCGACTTTATGAAAAATACCAACTCAGTGTCTGTTATCGGATAGCTGCTTGGGAATGCTGGAAAAATGCAGAGTTCTTTGGTTGGTGTCTCAAACTGCTTTGATGCTTTTGCACTTTTATCATACACTACATACTCGAAAATTTCACTAGACCAGTTAATTTCGCCTGAACTGTTCGAACCCCGGCTTAACGAATGCCCTGACTGGCTGGTGCTGGCCACTGTTTACTTCATATTCAATGCCGTACTCATCGAACCAGACTACGTACTTGAAAGTCGGAAACATAATCTTGATGTCTACTGGACTAAAGACTTTAGCTCCATTCAACAAAATACGCCTGTCGAAAGGAAGAACCAGTGCTGGCACTTCTTGACCGAAATACTCAATCCTCAGCGTATTACCAATCGTGACTTTGACATCTCCTAACTCAACTTCATACATACTTTATACCCCTCCTTATTCTATTATGATTATTTTTGCATATTTCTTTGCAACTTCTCGGAACGTTGAGTTGTGGTCCTTCGGAAAAACAAAAATAATTGGCTCAGTTATTTTTTTAACCTGCTCAGTTGGGAAGTCATCAAAACCGTCAGTGAAGATGATGAGCAGGTCGGCTGGCTTTCTTGGAAGTTGGCTGAGTGCAACTGCAAGTTCAGTGCCACCTCGTTCATGCACAACAACACTGTCTGTATGCCTGCGCACATTGATTTGCTTTGACAAACTTGTAGAATACAAGAACAGTTCCACAGTGCCAACAAACTCTGCAATTTTCACAACCTCAGACAAGAACTCATCCAACGTTGCATCGTCTATGGAACCGCTTGTATCTACAAGCACGCGTATGTTTGGTGTGTGCTGTCTTGCTATCTTCGGTGGCGTGCCATATCTTTTGTTGAGTCTATGCTTATTCAGCCTGACATCCTCGAAAACTTCTGCTCCGTTTATTGCGTTTTGAAGAAGCTTCTTCCAGTTCAACTTCGATTTTCTGGATATTTCCTTCACCTCATTGCTAAGGATTTTCTCACTCCCTTTTATGCGACCTATCTCTGTTAATCGCTCTTGAATGATACGCCTTGCAATTTCTTTGACTGCTTCTGCAACTTCCTCTGGCAGGTCGAGCGGTTCGAAATCGTTGTTCAAATAGTTCCTGCCAGCGCTTTCCTGAACTTGAAATGGTTGGTTAGTTTGTTGCACATTAGTTTCTTGCACATTGGACTGCTGTTGGCTGATTTGGGTGCTACTATTAGATTCATCGCCTTGGGAAGCTCCCTGCATCTGCGGAAGCTCAGCCTCGGGCAGTTTGTATTTTAAATACAGCCATGCTGCAAGTTCTTCTGCTGTATAATCCTTCCCGAGTTCAGCCCGAGCGCGCCTGCTTTCCCCGACGAACACATACTTATCTTTCGGGAGGTTGCCTTCGAAAAAGTCTTCTGGACTTGCGAGCACGACCTTGCCTGCTTCTTCCAACCTTTTTAGTTCTTCGAGGTTTTCATTAATGACACTATCGGTTGCAAGGTTGAGGCAGAGTCTTGTGAACTCGTCGTTTACTTCAAATTCCACCTGTTGACCATTTATTTGTTTCTTGATTTTCTTAATCAACAGGTGTCCTCCGATGATGTGCCAGAGCTCGTGCTTGATGATTGCTCTGAAAAGTGTTATGAGTTCTTTTTGGTCCAGCATATCGAAGTCCTTACCTATGCGCTCAACATTGACAAGGATTTTATACTCTAACTTCTGCGGGTCTATTTTCGCAGCTGAAACGTCTATCTTGTCAGACTGTTCGATGTCTGCTATATTCAACAAGCTTGCATAAAACAAATCTTCCTGAACTTGCGGAATTCCCTCTTTTTTAATTCCAATCAAAAGAGCCTTCACGAATGCATTTTTAACGTCCACCATAGTTCCACCTCCAAATTAAAAAAAATGGGAGCGTGCGCTCCCGTTGTCAACCAAATACATTATACAACAGATTGAAAGGAGGTGTAGGTGCCGTTTCCTCCCAATCCCCTAAAGGGGATGGGTCTCCACGGCACGATTTCTATGAAACGATTTTATCAATCCTCGGATACAGCGTTCTGAA